ATCTGACCGCCATCCCAACGTGATTTGAATACACGTTTGACAGGGAATGTACCGCCACGTGGCATGTTCTGCATGTTAGGGTTAGCCCCTGACAATCTACCAGTGGCAGTCCTGTGTTGCAGTAAGCTAACGTGCAGCTTACCGTCCTGTTTTACATAGTTGTTGATACCTTCCACAAAGCTTGATAGATATGTATCAACGGCAGACAGCCTACGAACTCGTTGTAAGAAGTTAACTGCGTCCTGCATATTACGTGATCTAGCCACACCTTCAAGGTGTACAAGCCTATCCTTGCTTGTGGCGAAACCGTTAGCTGAAGTCCATTTTGAGGTGGGAGCATTGAACTTTAACCCTGCCACATTTGGAACGCTATCCATAAAACTATAACCAGTCCCATCACAGGTGCTGCACTTATTTGTTCTAGCGTAGAGTGATCCATCTTTCCTTACCTTTCTAATTTGTCCAGTGCCATTACAACCAAGACACTGGCTTGCTTTTTGCTTATACAACTTCTCTGAGTTGTTGTGTACTACTGAACGATAGCTTGCGTCAGGCATGTAAGGCTCAAACAAATCTGCCCATACCTTTTTATCCTTGGGCTTCTTACTGTAGATAACCCAAGACAATTGCTCTGGACTATTGAGATTGATAGGACGATCACCCATCAACTGACGTACCTGTTCTTCTAGTTCACGTGTCAATGTAACACGCTCCTGTTCAAACTCTATACGCACAGCTTCCAAAGCTTCTGTGTCAACGGTAAACCCACGCTGATAAATACGTGCAAGGTGTACCGCTAGTTGATTAGTCAGTTTGATCGTTGCTTCCAGTGAGTTGCATTCCTCGTACTGTATCCGCAAACGGTCATACAATTGCTGAGTAGCATGTAGGTCAGCAGACAAGTAATCAGATAACTCAGTGTGATCCATGTCACGCACTGACTTACCTGCCTTGAGCCACTCCTTAAGACTGTCCTGTTTCTTAGTGTCAAGGTCATACCTCTCAGCACAAGCCTCAAGGGATAATGGTTCTTTCTGTCCACGCTGTAGTACATACTCACCTAGCATAGTGTCAAATATCTCACCCTCGTAGGTAAAGCCTGACTCCCATAGCCACATCAAGTCGTGTGATGCGTTGTGCATAATTAGAAGGGCGGCATCGTCTAGTTTCTTTTGGACAATGTACCGCCCCTCTGTGGTAGGTTGTTGCTCTGAATGATCGAATGTTACAATGTCCTCGTGTCCAAGATCATCTAGCATACCCACCATAACCATTGTATTATCTGGCTCGAATGGATCAAGGTGTAGCTTGCCATTCCGTTTGGTCACAGTGTTCTCTATGTCGAGTGTTAGTTTCATCTACTCTCCTATAAATCATTAGGATGCCAATCATCCCAATCCTCGTCTATTATGTCATCGTTGTTTACGTTATACGCATCATCAAGGTCTTTGTCAAACTTTTTATTATGGGCATACAAACTTAGTGCATGTTCTATTTCATCGTAACTGAGGTCTAACCTCCCCATTAGGCTATATAATTTTGTCTTTGTTCGTAATTCATATGTCATGTAATGTGCCTCCTCTTAGCTTTGCATAGAACGCTCCCTCTGTGCTATTCAAAGAGGTTACTAAATCTAATAGTTGTTGGTACGATATGTAAATAATCTGATGTTCGTTTAGGTTAGGTTCAAACTGTCTTAAATAAACAGTGTCATCCTCACCTATCACCATCTCTACATCCTCAAATCTATCAGTCTCATCTAATGATGTAACTATTGAGGCGTCTTTTTCAAATTCGACTGTGTACATGTGTTAGCCTCCTCTTTTTCTTTAGCACGTTGACGTTCATCTTCTGTCATGTGCCGTATCTCTTTTGATATTCCTTTACGTTTATCAATAAACCATTCTTTTATTTCAGCCATAGCTATCTCCTAGAACATGGGGTTCATCAGGCTAAATCTTTCATACCATGATGCCCCTTCCAATGCTAACCACATACCCACAGGCACACCTAGTATAAGGAATGCACACACAAGGAACGCCCATCCTAATCCTTTTGTTGTACAGTATTGTTCGCTCATCTGCTGTACGCCTGTAATGCAATCCATGAGTCGGGAAACAACGTACCCATCTCATCACTAATTGAGTTAGCAACTAACCGTGTCTCTTCCTGTGTGTCCTCGCTCTGTCTGAGTCTACACATATCTGACCAAGCATCTAAGCTACCAGACCAGTACCACTCTGTCATTAGGGATAAGGGTAGTGTCATACGTGCTTGCTCTGGTGCAATGCCGTCTTCAATCAGTTTCTTGTAGGCTTTACGATACCACACTGCGTTCTTAGCTAGTGTACTGATAGCCTTGTAACTCAGTTTAACTTCACCTGCGCTGCCTTGCTTCTTATCTTTGCTACGCTTTCTCCATGCGGTAGGCTCATAGAACTCAGGTTCATGGTCAACGTAACGTCTACTGACCTCATTCCAACGTAGGAACTTATGTTTAACTAACTGTCTAGCCACAAACACAGGAGCTTTGACATGAAACGTAGCAAAGCAATGTCCAAAGGGTGACATGTGTTTATGTCTCGCAAGATATGATATAAGAATACTATCACTCACTGTAAGTGTATTGTCCTCATCCCACTCACTCTTCTTGTTGAAGCTGACACGTGCAGCATTTACCACAGTAAGATCACTGCCCATGCTATCTACTAATGTTACGTCTATCATACTGTGTACCTCGCTGTCTTGTATTCCAACTCACAGTGAACAACACCATGCCATCCACTCAGTTTATTCTTGACCACGTTTAGATGACGTTGTGTGTCCTCTTCCTCTTGACCGTCAACCACTGGGTTCTTAGCAATCAATACCATGAGGTCAGCCTCTGCTGCCTTACCAGTACGAGAACCTTCCATCATACTCTGGTTGAGTAGCACCTTGCCCTCTGCGTCAGCAGATAGCTGAGACATGTAGAAGATAGCACAGTTGTGAGACTTGGCAATCTGTCGGGCATAGATAGCATTAGCTTTCAGTGCCTCGTCAGGTCTAGCAAAGCCACCAGTCCTAGCGAATTTATCACCCATGTCTAGTATTACAATGTCAGGCTTGTATGACTTGCATACTGACTCTACCCATGCCATGTCACGATTACTTGCGTCCTTGATCTTGATGTTCTTCTTGACTGCCTCATACTTATCACGTGCTCTAGAAGGGTTAGCCTTGACCTCTTGTATTGTCATACCTGTAGCTGCTGTAAGATACCTAGCACCAACACGGTGTGAGGCTTCCTCGTTACATAATATAACACACTTAGCACCTTGATGGGCAAAGCCATTAGGAGCAGCGATAAGAGAGGCATGGAAGGATGTCTTACCTGTGTTAGGTCTAGCACCCACCTCAATCAGGTGTCCTGCATTTACGCCCTCTACCTTACGTGTCAAGCTAGGAACGTTGAACGTCCACTGTGACTCCAAGTCATTCATGTTGAGCAACGTGTCAATCTCAATGTCATCCCACTCAATCTGTAAGTCTGGTGTGAAGTCATCACCATAACGCTCAAGTAAATCACGTAATGGTTCGAGACTATTCTTATCGCCATTAACATAGTCAAAGCCAAGGTTGGCAATGTCCTCGCCTACTACCTGTTGGAACAGCTTAGACAGCACCTCTTGTGCTACGTCACCACCCATAGGTGACTCACGTTTAATCTGGTTAAACAAAGAACCATACGCCTGTTTCTGTGCTGTTGTCATGGTGGGATTGTTTGACATGAACAATGCCTCAATCTCATCTGGTGTAACTGTACGCTCATAACGATCCATAGCCTTGTCGATGGCTTGCTTGATCTTGCGTACATCTTTACTGAATAATCTGTCAGGACATTTAGCGCCACGATGGTCATCGTAGAACTCTCTATCCATCAAGCTTCGTATTAATGATAATTCCATTTATGTTTCTCCTAGTGTGTTTAAGTTTCTAATGTCGGTAGGGTTACGGTATTTAAGGTCATCTATCAAACGTAAAACTTTTACATTGTTTACATAACCTCTTAGTTCTTTAGCAAATTGCAGCGTCTTTGGTAATGCGTCAGGGTCAAGTGCAATAATAATCGTGTCGAACTGTGATAAGTACTTCTTATGTACCTCAGAGAGTGACGTACCCAACACTGCTACCCCGACATATACGCCACCCTCTGAGCATCCAGAACCATCTGTCGCACCTACAATAGCTGCACTCACACAGTCCTCAACGACTACCCCAGTTCTACCACATCCAGATACGTATGGCAAGGGGTTTTTTCCATATCTTTTCCACTTAGGTAACTTTTTTCCTAGTGCTCTACCTGTTGCGTCCACCATGATATTGTTATGGACTACAGGAAATACGACACGATCTTCTTTTACATCATACAACAAGTCTTGTTCCACAGACCACAGTCTCCACTTGTAGCAGAAGTCTTTGATACGAATGTAACTCTTGACTATCCACTCAGGTTTCTGAAATGGTACTGCCTCTGTCTCTTGTGCTGCACTGCCTAGTGAGTTACGTATGTCATCGGTAGTTAGATGAACACGTGACCCACCAGATACACTGCACCCTGCCTTGTAACAATTCCACATAAGCTGACCCATATTATTAGTAGCGGTAAACGTCTTTACTCCACCACATACAGGGCAGTTAGTACGTTTAGTATTACCATTACTAATATCTAAATCACTTATGTATTCTTTTATATTCATTATATATCACTTTCAATGTTACTCGTTACACTCGATTGTACATAAGTATCACGCTGTGTCAAGGCATTATTTGCAGAGTCATACGTATGTTTCATATATGGTTTCACAGAAGACACATGTGTATGCCCTGTCACCGCCATAATCTGTGGCAATGGCACACCCTTGTCAACCATCTGTGTTACCCCAGTCCTACGTATGTCCATAAGGCGTAGTTCCTCTGACAGTTTAGCCAGTCTCATTACCTTACGTCCAACCTTGGACAGTCTTTCCATAGCATACGGTTCAAACTTACCTGACCTTGGCTTGGGATGTGGTACTACCCATCGTTGAAAACCAAAGTCAGCTTTCTGTTCTAACAACATGTGATTTAAATTATCAC